CTGCTCGAACTGCATAAGCACTAGTAGCTATGCCTAAATATTGATAAAGTGAAAACAAACCAACTTCGTTAAGTTCGTTGTCATATTGTTGACTACCTCCAACACTATAAAATGTCGGATTGCCAAATGTTTGTAGGACGTCCCTCTGACTAGTCATCAAGTACAGTTTATTAGCATTAGATGCCAATGTACCTGGTGCTATAGCAGTGGTGCTACCTGATTGAAATTTGTTAGCAGCGGTTGCTAGTACCACTAACGGTACTGTACCTTGCCCTGCCGATGCGTAAAAGCTTTCGTCAGTTATTGTAACTGAAACGCCCGGTGATACTAAAGTCGCCATCGATTTACCTCTCGTGAAAAGTGTTTTGTGCGCTTTTTATTTATCGAGACTGGGCTTTTTTGAAGCACTTTTTCGAAGAAGTTGATGAATCATTCTATATGTAGTAAAATACACTAAAGGATATAAAATGATTATTGGCATAAGTGGATTTATAGGTAGCGGTAAGGGTACAGTAGGCGACTACCTTGTCAGTCAGCACGGCTGGAAGTCAGTTAGCTTTGCAAGTACACTAAAAGATGCCGTTTCGAACATATTTTGTTGGCCACGACATCTGTTGGAAGGTGATACAAAAGAAAGCCGAGAATGGCGAGAAGTTGAAGACACTTGGTGGAGTAACAAGCTAGGTTACACTGTGACACCTCGCTGGGTTCTGCAACATATAGGTACAGACATATTGCGAACTCATTTTAACGATAGTATCTGGGTACTGAGTGTCGAACGCCAAATTGCAGATTACCGTGGTAATGTTGTTATAACAGACGTTAGATTTAAAAACGAAATGCGAATGTTACGGTCAGTACCAAATGCACACAGCGTATGGGTTAAAAAGGGCAAGTTGCCAGATTGGTACGATACAGCCGAAGCCGCCAACAGTGACACATTTACTCATGCACCAGAGTGTGCAGAAGCTATGGAAAAGCTTGGTATTCATAGTTCAGAATGGGATTGGATCGGACAACCATTCGACTATATAATTGAAAACAACAATACACTGGGCGATTTATATCAAAAAATAGATAATCTGTTGATTGAACTTGGTTGCAATACATAGGAGTTATTAATGTTCATAAATGAAAACTTACTACTTGGGCCGGGCCCAGACTCTCTAGCTGGAATTTTTTCAACTGATGCCAGTAAACATCAACACAGTATAGTATATATTTCTCAACAGGATATTGACCACAAAGGCGTTGAATACTTCTTCTTGTCCGAGCAGCATTTGCAAGATGCAAACAACTACATAGTTAGAGCAAACAAAAGTGTTCATAAATTGTGGCCCACTACAAATAAAAAATTCAACGATGCAATTTGTAGAGATTCATATCTGGTTAGATGGTGTGAACGAGTGTATACCACAGGGGTATTTACAAATGACGGCAGCATGTTGAAAATTGCAGGAGACACGGCCTGGGCATGCCAAGTGTATGCTGACAGATTTTTGTACGACCAAGAACCAATGTCGCTGTGTGAACTTTATATGTTTGATACCAAAAGTGAGTCGTGGTACATGTGGAAAACCAAATGGCAAAAAATAACCACACCTCCAAAACCATATGGTACATATGCAGTAGTCGGCAGCGGTAAACTGAATCGCGCAGCAAAGTCAGCAATAGATACAGTATGGGCGTGATTAGCCAATGATAATGCCAAGAGGCATACTGTTGTCGATATAAAGGTCGAGATCTTTTTCTAAACGTTCTATTGTAGCAGTAGCCTCGGTTTTTAGTGCGTCACCTTTGAGTGTTGTACCACCCTGAGGTCCTACAATGGTTTGGAATTTGCTGTATGCTTCACCTAGCATTTGTTTGCACCATGCAAGGGTATAATCTCGTATCCACGGTCTTGCAAATGGATCTTGTAGAATGGTTTCGTCTGGACGATACATGTAGCACCATATTAACAATGCTTCATTGCCTGTTGGCTTTCGCATAATACTCAAGCGTTTTGTAACAGTATCGTATGTATAGTTGATGTCTCGACCAAACATACGGCCTGCTTGATCTAGATACTGATAAAACAGTTCGTAAGTGAGCAGTCCGGCACTATACCCACCGCCGGCACCAGCTTGCAGCAAGTACAGGTTAGTGTATGCTAAACTGAATGGATCGATTTGGGTACCGCCGGTGGTTTCGCCTATACCTCGACGAAATAGTTGGCGTACACTTATCACATTGTCTGGTAGTG